AAAACTTAACTGCTATTATGGACTCTATAAACAGCAAAGTAAATTCTATAAATAGAATTGCACACACAGGAGCAGTTAGAACTCAAAAGACAGGAATAACATCTGGTGTTGCACTACAAACAGAATTTGAATTATTAAATGCTAGACTATCTGAGAAAGCTGACAACTTACAAATAGCTGAAGAACAACTATTTAGATTATATGCTATGTTCCAAGATGCTACATTTGATGGAGAAATTAATTATCCTGATTCATTTAACATTAGAGATTATGCAAGTGATCTTATGTACTTCCAACAAGCTAAAGCACTTGATATTGGTTCATCTACATTTGCTAAAGAAGTTGATAAAGAAATTGCAAGAGCAGTTGTTGATGATGATGAGAAGTTAAACGAAATCTTTGACGAGATAGATGCACAAGCAGAAGTAGGTCAGTTCACACAAGACGAACCAGAACAAGTAGATCAAGAAGTAGAACAAGAGCAGATATAAAAAAGGCGACCATATAGATCGCCTCTTTTGTTTTAAGTAATTAATTAAGCTGATTTTTTTGTATAATTACAATGTTGAGTTCCAAAATCATTAACATCAGATTCTACAGAATTTAAAACTTTAAAAACACTTTTAATATGTTTTCCTGTTTCAGTTCTAGCTTCTCTTTTGTCAATAAAATGATCTAAACCATAACTATCCAAACCATAATTAGATTCTCCAAAATATATAATTTCTATATCTGACCAATAATAACCTCTTTTTTTGGCATATAGAGTTTTATCACTTGCATCAGGAATATATTTTATAAAATCCATACCAGAATAAGATACTCCATCATTTTTTATTTTCATTCTTTTATCACACACACTTTCTGCTTCTGCATATTGTTTAAAAAGATTTATTTTTTTTGATTTTATTATTTCGTAGATGTCGTATTTGTTCATGTTTCTCTCCTTTGTTTATTTATATATAAAATTTATAAAATATTGATATAAAGGTCAAATAAAATATAACCTAGTAAACACTAGATTTTTGACAGAACAAAATTAGAACAAATGGCAGATATAGTAAAAGACGCAACATTTTATAGAATCAAGCAAATAGAACTTGCTGAGGCAGAATATTACAAATCATTAATAGCAACATTAGATAGAATAGAACGAGAGGTAGTATCACTTGCAAGTCGATTACCTTTAACAGATGGTAAGTTAATAGAACTACAATCAGCTATAGCAATAAGACCACAAATAAAAGCTATCTTGGAGAGAGAATATCTTAAATGGTCAGATACAGTTGTTAGAGAGGGTTTTAATAAACAAGCTAAACGAATAGAAAAAGCATTTAAAAGAATTGGTAATATTCCTGTAGAGTTTCAAGAACTTACTAAAGGCGATCTAGCATTAGTACAGAATTTAAAGCAACAATACTTTACACAGTTTAAAGATGTATCTAATACATTTACAAGAAGATTATCAGAAAAGGTTTATCAGAATACATTAGTTGGAAGTGAGTTTGCAGTATTAGAAAAAGAACTTAGACAAACTATCAATGGTATCTATGCAAGTTCAGATGACCCAGAAATACAAAGATTAGTTAATTATATAAATGATAATAAGTTCGATAAATCAAAACAAGCACTAGTTGATAAGTCTATACAAACTCTACAATCTAAGTTTGCAAGAGATAGGGCTGGAGAAAATATGAAACGATATGCTGGTCAAATACTTAACGATTCACTAAGAGATTTTGATGCAACACTAAATTTTAATAAATCAAAAGATGCTGGTTTAACTTTTGTAAAATATTATGGAGATGTAATACCTACCACCAGAGATCATTGCAGAAATTTAATTAATGGGTTATATAACAAGAGGAAAAGTGGACTTTTCACAATTGATGAAGTCAATTCACTTTGGACAAGTAGAAGTTGGAAAGGTAAAAAATCTGGAAATCCTTTAGTTGTTCGTGGTGGTTATAATTGTCGTCATCAATGGTCTTATGTCAATCCTGATTGGTATGACAGTAAAGGCGAACTAATAATATAACAATAGGAGAAACAATGTCCGAAGAACAAACAAATGTTGCACCAGAAGTACAAGCAACTGAAACACCAAAAGAAGAAGTAAAAGTAGAAACACCTAAGCAACAAACTTTTACTCAAGAACAATTAGACAACATAATCAAAACTAGATTAGAGTCCGAAAAAAATAAATACGAAAAAAAACTTCAAGAAGAAGAAAGTCAGAAAGCTGAACTTTTAAAAGAACAACAATTAAAAGAAGCTAAATCTAAAGCTGATATTGAAAAAATCATGCAAGAAAGATTATCTGAAAAAGACTCTGAACTTAACAGATATAAAATGCAGATTAAAAAAGAAAAAGTTGATAATTCAATCTTATCTGTTGCTAATAGAGAAAAATCTATCAATGCACAACAAGTCGTATCTTTATTAAAAGACGAAGTTAAATATACTGATGATGGTCGAATAGAAATAGTTGATAATAATTCTAATGTACGATATAACACAAAAGGAGAACTATTAACTATAGATGATAGAGTTAAAGAGTTTTTAGATGCTAACCCACATTTCCGTCAAGGGTCTTTGTCTGGTTCAGGAAGTCAGAGTAGTGTCGAGGGTAAAACTGTAAAACCATTTAATATTCAGGATTTAGATATGAGTAAGCAAGAAGATCGTGCTAAATATTCAGAGTATCGAAAAGATCGAGATTCAAAACCTACTCAAATTAACTTAACAAATAAATAATAAAGGTAAAATAAAATGGCAAACGAAAGCACAAGTTCTACACTATCAGAACTATATACAGAGATAGTGGCAGAAGCACAATTTGTTATTAACGAGAAATCTATAATGAAAAATCTTGTTAAAAATTATGCTATATCAGGTGGTGGAAAATCAGTAGAAGTTCCGATTTATGCGGCAGTTGCGGCGGCGGCAGTATCAGAAGCGGCTGATTTATCAAACACAGCTATCAACCCAAGTTCAGTAACTATTACTGCGGCTGAGGTTGGTATTATGACAACTCTAACAGACTTAGCAAGAAATTCAGCACCAAGAAATGTAGCTGGAGATATTGGTAGATTGTTTGGAGAAGCGATTGCAAAAAAAATGGATCAAGACTTACTTGCTCTATTTGATGGTTTTTCAACAGCAGTTGGAACAGACAGTGCGGCTTTATCGCCAGCAACAATCTTTAATGCGGCATCAACTTTAAGAGCATTGGGATTACCTGTTGAAGAAACATATTGTGTATTGCACCCAAAAGTAGCTTATGATCTTAAATCAGGATTAACTAATACTTTTGCTGGTCTATCAACTGATCTATCAAACGAAGCATTAAGAGGTGGCTTTATTGGTCAAATCGCTGGTATCAAAATATTTGAAACAGGCAACATGGCTAATACAGGTACAGCTGGAGATTTCAAAGGTGGAATGTTCCATAAAGATGCTTTAGGCCTTGCAATGATGCAAGATATTAAGATTGAAACTCAACGTGATGCTTCTTTAAGAGCAGATGAAATCGTAGCAACAGCAGTTTATGGTGTTGGCGAATTACATGACTCTTATGGTGTAGAAGTACTTGCAGATTCTTCAATACTATAATAAAACTTGTAGGGTGGGGGTTAAACTCCCACCTTACCAAACAAGAGGTGTATTATGAAGCTAACTAATGGCAAAAAAATTATAGAACGAAACGAACAAGATTATAAAAAAAATTTAGATACATGGACATTAAGAGGTTGGAAACCTGTTAGTGATGTTAAAGAAAATATTAAAGAAGTAGATCAAACTTTTGAAAATGAAACAAAAGTAGTACCTATTAAATCAAAAAAAAAAAAGGCGAAAAAGAAATGAAAAATGTAAAAAAATATATAAAATTAGCAAAGCAAAATCCTAAAGTAAGTATTGGTGTTGCTGTTGCAGTTATAATTATATTATCTTGGGTATTCTAATATGACTAATTTTACAGGTTCTAATGTTATCACAACATCAGATGTATTAAAATATCAACCTGATGCTTTTGATTTTGGTATTTCAACAACAGCCACAGAAACAACTAATTTTTTAGCACAAACTACTAACGATATTTTAAGAGCATTAAGAGTAGAATGGTGGCCTGTATATAAAACAAACATATTTACAGATATTACAGTTCTTAATACTGCTGAAATGGATAATACAAGAGTCAATTTAGATCAGTTTGAGAGGGCTGGTGTTTATTTATTTCTTGGAAGATTTTATTTACCAGCATTAACTAAATTTAGACCAGAAACAGAAAAAGATAGATTTGAAAGAATGCAAGAATATTACATGAGCCAATACAGTATAGAATGGAGAATGATTTTAGAAGATGGTGTTGAATATGATGTAGATGATTCTGGTGCTATTGTTGCAAATGAAAGAGAACCTTTACATGGATTTAGAAGATTGACTAGATAATGGCCTTAGATTTAAAGATTAAAACTAATGCAAAATTTGTTCAAAAAAGATTTCAAAGAATAGAAAAAAGATTTAAAGGTATAATTCAAAAAGGAATACTACAAGCTGGTTTCCAATTACTAGATATTATTAGAACTAAAACACAAAAAGGTGTTGATTTTAGAGATGTGCCTTTTGTTCCTTATTCATCAGGTTATTTAAAAAAACTTAACAAAGAGGGTAAATCAACAAAAGTAGATTTATTTTATAGTGGTCGTATGTTAGGTGCTTTAACTCCATCTGGTAGAACTATAAAAAAAACAGGAACTAATAAAATTAGTGTTAATTTTAGTAATTCACAGATGAGGCAAAGAGCAGTATTTAATCAAGTATTAGGAAAAAATAAGAGGGAATTTTTTGGATTTAATGATAGAACAGCAAATATAATAAGAAAACAATTTAACAGATTTGTTGCAAAAGAATTTAGGAAAGCAAGAATATGAGTGTAAGAGAAAACATAGCAAGTAATTTACTAACAACTATATCTAATATATCTAGCCCAATAACTATTATAAAAGCAACTAGACAACCTTTTTTATTAGACGAATTATCAGATAAACAATACCCAGCAGTAATAGTTCAAACATCCGAAGAAAATAGAGATGATTCAGAATTAGGAAGTGGTGCTAAAACTAGACATGGAACTATAGACTTTGTAGTGCTGGGATTTGTTAAAGGTGCAGAGGCCAATATAGATACAAAAAGAAATCAGTTAATCACAGCTATTGAAACTGCATTAGAAACTGATATTACAAGAAATAGTAATGCACTTGATACAGAAGTCATACAAGTAGAAACTGACGAGGGTTCTTTGTTTCCTGTTGGTGGAATAAGAATGACAATTAGATGTATGTATGAATATCAAGCTGGAACACCATAGGAGATAATATGACCACAAAAATTATAAACAGAATAGAAAAGAAAATAGACCAGATAGAAAAATTACACGATAAAGAGTCTATGCTTTGTGAAGAAGTAAAAGACTTATTAGCAGAATTAAAAGAAAACCAAGAAGAAAATAACCAAGATTGGGAAGAAGATTTTGAAGATGATTTTGAAGAAGATGAAGAAGATATTGACGAAGAAGATGATAAACTGTAAAAGGACTTATGGCTAAAGATATTAAATTATATAAAGATAATTCAGAGATAAGTATTAATGAATCTAATCTTGAACATTTTTTAAGTTTAGGCTATAAGCAAGAAAAAGAAACTAAACAAACTAAATCAAACAAGGATAAAAAATGGCAACACATCATGGAAAAGAAGGCGTAGTTACTGCTGGTGGAACTGGTGTTGGGGAACTAACATCATTCACACTTGAAACTACAGGAGATGTTGTAGAAGATACAGCTTTAACAGATGCTACTAAATCATTTGTTGCTGGAAGAACTTCATTTTCTGGAACATTAGAAATGCACTTTGACGAAACAGATACACCACAAACAACTTTAGTTGCTGGTGCTTCAATAGCTTTTATTTTATTACCTGAGGGTAATGCAAGTGGCGACAGAAGTTTTACAGGAACAGGAATTGTTACAGGTATGTCAGTTAATAACTCAATGGACGCAATCGTTTCAAGAACTGTAACTTTTCAAGGAACAGGTGCTTTAACTATAGGTACTGTATAATCCTAATTTATGTCAGTTATTGATAGAGTTAAATCTCATTTTGAAACTCTTAAAACTATTACTATAGAAGTTGAGGAGTGGAAAGACGAGCATGGTAATGCTAGTGTATTCTATTCAGAGCCATTAACCCTTGAAGAAAAAAACATAATCTTTAAGAAGTCTAACAACTTTCAAGATTTAACTATTCTTGTTGATTTGCTTATAATGAAGTTGCAGGTCAAAAATGATAAAGGCGAAATGATAAAAGCCTTTAGCCCAGAAGATAAATTTGCATTAAGAAAAAAAGCTGATTCAAATGTTATCTCAGAAATTGCTAATAAAATCCTTTTAGATACTAATTACGAGGACGCAGAAAAAAAGTAGATAGCGACCCAGATGTTAGGTCGCTGTTAGTTATTGCAGAACGATTACATCTTACAATTCAACAAGTTCTTGATATGCCTGTTAGCCATTATAATCTTTGGTTAGCTTACTTGAAAAAAGAACAAGAACAGTATAAAACGAAACAATCATTAGCAGAAGCAAGGAAATTTAAGTAATGGCAAACCAAAAATTATTAATTGATATAATAGCAAACGATAAAACAAAGCGTGCTTTAGGTGGAGTTCATAAATCTTTAGGAAGATTAAAAAATTCTGTATTTAATTTAAGAAATGCTTTTTTAGGTTTAGGTGCTGGATTAGTTGCTAGAAATTTAATTAAAACAGGTCAGGACATAGAAAATCTTAGAGTTAGATTAAAATTTTTACTTAAAAATACAAATGAGGGAACTAAAGCATTTGACAATATGGCAAAATTTGCTTCTAAAGTTCCTTTTTCACTTGAAGAAATTTCACAAGGCTCAGGTATATTAGCAACAGTTACAGATAATGCTGATGATCTACAAAATATGTTGGAGATTACAGGTAATGTTGCAGCAGTAACAGGTTTAGATTTTAGAACTGCGTCAGAACAAATACAAAGATCATTTAGTGCTGGTATTGGTGCAGCAGACCTATTCAGAGAAAAAGGTGTAAGAAATATGCTTGGCTTTAAAGCTGGTGCAACAGTATCAATAGAAGAAACAGTTGAAGCATTTGAAAAAGTATTTGGTAAAGATGGTAAATTTGGAAAATCAACAGACGCATTAGCACAAACATTTCAAGGTACTTTATCAATGATAGGAGATAAAGTATTCAACTTTAAAAAAGTATTATTAGAAGCTGGATTTTTTGAAGAACTTAAAAATCAATTTGGAAGTTTAGATAAATTTTTAGCAGATAATGCAAAAGAATTAGATCAGATAGCAACAACAGTTGGAAAAAATTTAGCACAAGGAATGGTTAAAGTTGTTAAAATAGGTAAAGATTTAATTCCTACACTTCAAAATATTGGTAAAATTTTAAAAAGCATTGGAGATGGCTTTATGGCTTTACCACCTTTTATACAACAAAGTGGAATTATAGGTGCATTTTTATTTGGCAAAAAAGGTCTAGTTGCATTAGCGAGTGTTAGTTTATTTGTTGATAAAGTAAAAGACTTAATTAAAGAATCTAAAGTTAGAATGGGTCTTTTTGATACAGATAATCTTAAAGAAGTAAATTTAGCAGTTGATACAATCAGTAATCAAATTAGTGAACTAGAATTACAAAAATCTCTTTTAGGAGATATTGATACTCCTAACATAGATAAAAGATTAAACAATGCTATATCAGAATTAGAAATACTTAAAGAAAGACAAAAGGTTCTTCAACATAGTGCTAACATTAGAAAATTTGAAGCATTTGAACATCAAAGACAATTACATAAAGGTTTAGAAACAAATAAAGAATTGCTTGATATTTCTCAAATTGAAGAATCTATAGCAAAAGCAAAAGCAAAAGAATTAAAATTACAAAACTTTTTATTAGAAGAAGCTAACAAAAAAAGAATGAAATTTCATGAATTAGAATCAAAGGGAGTAAATAAATTTAAAGAACAAAATACATTATTAGAAGAAGTACAACAAAAATTAAAAGAACAAAATGAATCATTTAGTTTATCAAATGAAATATTTGGTCTTCTTAATAATGGAATAGAATCTTTTTCAAAAGGACTTGCTGAATCATTATTATTAGGTAAATCTATAAAAGAAACTTTTAGCAATATGGCACGAGCATTAGCAGTAGAAGTATTAAGTCAATTAATATCAGTAATAGCAAAAAAAGGTGTTGAACTTGCTATGGAAAAATTAATTACAAGAGAAAAACAAAAACAAGTAGCACTTAGTAAAGCATCAATGTTAAGTGGTGGATTATCAGGTGGTTTAGGTTTAATTGGTGGATTTTTAGGTGGCTTTTTTGCAAATGGTGGTGCTGTATCAAAAGGTCAACCAATTGTTGTAGGAGAACGAGGTGCAGAGTTATTTATACCAAACTCAACAGGACAAATAACACAATCTGCTAGAGGTACAGGTGGTGGTACTACAAATGTTAACTTTAATATTTCTGCAACAGATGTAACAGGTATTAAACAATTATTAATTGACAATAGAGCAACAATAGTTAATTCAATTAATTCAGCTTTAAATGAAAAAGGGAAAGAGGCATTAGTATAATATGAGTGGACAGTTTCCAACATCTCCTGTTGCCCAAGATGCTAGTATTGGCTCACAACAAAATACTTTAGTAAGTGTAACAACATCTGGTAGAGTTCAAACAAGACAAATAGACGGACAAAAATTTACTTTAACTTTAGATTATGCACCAATGAGTAGAGCAAACTTTGCACCTATTAAAGCATTTATTATGAAACAAAGAGCAAGATTAAATACATTTACAATTATTCCACCTGTTGTATCAAACGCACAAGGTTCAGTTACAGGAACAATAAGTGTAGATGGTGCTATATCTGCTGGTGCAACTACTTGTACAATAGATGGTTTAGCAAATAGCACAAATGGATTACTTAAAGCTGGAGATTATTTTAGATTCTCAAGTGCAATTAAAGTTTATATGGCAGTAGCAGATTTAAACTCTAATGGTTCTGGCGAGGGTACACTTACATTTGAACCACCATTAAGAACTGCTATTGCTGATAATACATCATTAGTTTATGACAATGTTGATTTTACTGTAAGAATTACTAATGATATTCAAGAATATTCTATTGTAACTAATGATCTTTATAAGTATCAGATAGACTTAATAGAAAATCTATAATGAAAAAATATAAAATAACCCATAGAATAACTGCCGATTTTATTGCCGAAGCAATTGTTAATGAAGATGAAATTGATAGCAATATTAATGATCTGAAAGAATATAAGAAACCTAATAGTAAATTTGAATATACTATGTTAAAAGGTACTGAAACTGTAACCCAAACAAACTACGAAGAATATGGCGAGAACACTAACAACAGCAGTAAAGAATGAACTTGCAACAGATAGCTTACAACCTGTTACCCTTGTTTATATTGGAGTAAGTTCAGGTTCTCGATATACAGATCACTATAAAGATATTACTTACGATTCAAATACTTATTCAGCATCTACATTATTTACAAGATTATCTAGTGTTTCTGAATCCTCAGAGATACAAGTTAGTAATATTACACTTTCATTTACAGGTGTAGATCAAACAATAACATCTTTATTTTTAAATAATATATATTTAGAAAAAGAAGCAGAAATATATAAAGGTTTTTTAAATGCTAGTGAACAAGTTATTGCAGACCCTTTTCTTTTATTTAAAGGTAGAATTGAATCTTTTAGTTTAGATGAAACTGAAAACTCATCAGATGTTAATATAGTTATTGCTTCTCATTGGGCAGACTTTAGTAAAATAGAGGGTAGAAGAACAAACACAGGTTCACAACAACTACATTTTTCATCAGATAAAGGTTTTGAATTTGCATCACAAACTACTCAAGATATTAAATGGGGTAGAACATAATGCAAGATGTAATAAATTTATTTAAAAAATTTAATCGTTATAAAGATAAATCAGATAACGCATTACAAAATTCATTAAGGCCATCAATTAAATTAAATCAATATAAAAAGTTTTATCATAATAATGAATTAGTAGGTTTTGCAAATTGGGCATATATCCATGATCTAGTAGAAAAAAGATTTAAAAAGACAGGCAACCTTAAATCTAATGAATGGAACTCAGGTAATAATTTTTGGTTGATAGAAGTAGTATCTATAAAAAATACATTTAAGATGATGCGTTGGGTTTTTCATTTTAGCATGAAACAATTACAAATAAATCATGCTGTTAATTGGTTAAGAGTAGATAGTGATATTTATAGAATAGGTCAGAAGTTTAAAAGGAGTTTTCACTAATGGGTAAAATATTTAAACCTATAACTAAAATTATAGATAAATTTATTGGTTGGCTTATTCCTATACCTAAAGTGCCTGATTTTAACATACCAGAAGAACAAGGTGGTGTTTTAATTAATAAACAATCTAACAATGCACAAATTCCTGTAGTTTATGGTAGAAGAAAAGTTGGAATCACTAGAGTATTTGTAGAATCATCAGGTTCAACAAATCAATATTTATATATGGCTGGTGTAGTTTGTGAAGGAGAAATAGAAGAAATAGAACAAATATTTATAGATGATAAAAGAGTTATATTTGATGGAGATTTAACAGATGGAACAGTAAGAGAAGTATCAGATAAAGATGCTAATTTTTACAAAAGCAGTACGTCAAGGGTAAGAATACAAGCATTTTATGGTACAGATACTCAATCAGCATCATCAGTATTAACTGATGCTCCTAGTTGGACATCAAATCATAAATTAAGTGGAGTTGCATATTTAGCTTTTAGATTTACTTGGGATAAAGATGCGTTTAGTGCTATTCCTCAGGTTAAAGTAGTTTTAAAAGGTAAAAAAGTTTATGACCCTAGAACATCAAGTACAAAGTGGACACCAAACTCTGCATTAGTATTATTAGATTATTTAAGAAATACTAGATATGGAAAAGGATTACCAGATAGTGCATTTGAAACAAATTTTGCTTCTTTTCAAACTGTTGCGAATGATGCTGATACATTAATACAACCTAGAACTACATCTGTTACTCAAACTGCTGGTCTTACTATGCAATTATATAGTGGGTATTATAATGATAACTTAAATTTTTTTGTTAACAGACCAATTACTGCTACAAGTACTGAAACATCAATTAGTGGTCAATCAACTGCAATATATAATTCAAGAAGATATTTAGGATATTTCACATCTCCATCAAACACAACTTGGAATTTTCAAACAACATCAGATGATTCATCTAGAGTTTATATAGGAGATGCAAACCAAACTGTAGATAATTTAATAAAAGAAATTGAACTTAATAAAAGCACAAAATTAATAGTTGATAATAGTGGCACTCATGCAAGTCAAACAAGAACAGGTGCTAAAGCATTTGGAACTGGTGCAGTACACCCTATTGTTATTTATTATGGTAATGCCTCTGGGTCAAGTACATTAACTTTTGGTTATTATCAAGGTTTTAATGCTTCAAATACAAATTTAAGTTCTGATTTTACAAATGGTAGAGATGTTACAGATGTAATTCCAAAAATTACCAAATTTGAAACAAATGCAGTAATAGATTCAAGTCAAAAAGTAATTGATAACGTAAAAAAATTATTAAATCCTATGAGATCATTATTCACTTATACTAATGGCCAATATAGATTAAAAGTAGAAGGAACAGGAACAGCTTTTAAAACTATTACAGAAGATAATGTTGTTGGTGGTGCTAAAGTTATCGGAGAAAGAAAAAATAATAAATACAATCGTGTCATTGGTACTTATGTCAATCCTTTTAAAAATTGGCAAAACGACACAGTAACATTTCCACCAGCAGACGATAGTAATGTTGTAACAGAGTTTAAACACGCAACTATGCTTTCAGCAGATAATAATACTGTTCTTGAAGGTAATTTTCAATTTCCTAATGTAACTAATACTTATAATGCAGAGGCTTTATGTGAAGTAATCCTTAGAAGATCAAGACAACAATTACAAATACAATTAACTTTAACATCAGAATTTTTAGAATTAGAAATAGGGGATATAGTTGCAATCACATATCCTAGTGGTGGTTTTAGTGCTAAACCTTTTAGAGTATTAGGTTTAGAAATTAACGAAGATTTAACTGTTAACGTTCAGTTGTTTGAACATCAAGATAACTTTTATGATTTTAATACAAAAAATCCTATATCAACAATACCAGATACTATTTTACCTAATATAACTAAAACAGTTGATATAAGCACACTCTCTGAATATCTAACAATTACTGATGAACTTACAGCTTTCAATGATGGAGTTGTAATCACAAAACTTATTATTCAGTTAGGAGATTTTTCAACTATTGATTCTTTTTTCGATCATGTAGAAGTAGAATTTTCAGAAGATGGTGTAAATTACACAAGTGTAGGAATAGGAAAACAAACTAAGTATGAAGTATTAAATGTTAAAAGTAATTTTCTTTATTATGTAAGAGTAAGATATGTTAATAGTGCTGGTGCAAAATCTAACTATTTAGTTGGAACACATACAACATCTGATACTACTCCACCATCTAATGTACAAAACTTTTCTATAAATGTTACAGGAACTACAGCAACTCTTTCTTGGGATGCTGTAACTGATCTTGATTTATCTTATTACATTATAAAATATACTTCTAATATTGTTAATCCTTTATGGGCAAAATCAAAAACTATTGTAAGTAAAATTGCAAGACCAGCCACATCTGCAACAGTACCTTTTCAAGCTGGTAGTTATTTAATCAAAGCTGTAGATAAAAGTGGTAATCTATCACTTATAGAAACAGTTATTAAATCTAGTATCTCAACTGCTAACTATGTTAATCAAACTACAATTAATGAACATACTTCATTTTCTGGTACTAAAACAAATGTAGAGGTTGCAAGTATAAATTCAGTTAATCATTTAGGACTTACAGCATCAGGTACACTTGGCAATTCTAGTACAACAGTTCAAAGTTCTGGTACTTATGCTTTTGCAAATCAAATTACTTTTTCAGGCAAATTAAAAGCTAAGTTTGATGCAAATGTTATACAAACAACAGATCAAGTTGCTGAATATATAGATACAGGGCGACCAAGTTCTTCAACTTTAATAGACGCTGGAACACCAGACCCTTTTGATGGTACTGCTACACAAAATAGTGATTCAATATTACAGATTTCAACAAGTAATGATAATGTAACTTACAGTGCATTTACTACATTTAACACAGGAGAATATATTGGTAGGTACTTTAAATTCAGAGTTTCATTCACTTCATCAGATAATAAAGCTAGACAATTAATAACTCAATTATCTATTACAGCTAGTTTGCAAGAAAGAACTGAATCTGGTGCAGATATAGCTAGTCTTACAGGTGGAAAAACAGTAGCTTATAGTTCTGCTTTTGCTTCAAGCCCATCATTAAATATTTCTGGTCAGAACATGGCAACAGGAGATACATTTACAATATCAAATAAAACTGCAACTGGGTTTACTATTGAATTTTTTAATTCGTCTGGTACAAGTATAAACAGAACATTTGATTTTTTTGCAAAAGGAGTAGGTCAAATAATTACTTAATATTATGGCACAGGTATCACAAATAACAATCAATAACCAAGCATTTAGTACATTTAGAACTACAATGAATGATAGTTTTAGTGCTTTAAATTCTATGCACTCAGGAACATCAAGACCAGCTAGTGCAACAACAGGAACACTTTGGCTAGATACAACAAATGCTGGTTCTAACTCTTTATCAATTAAATTTTTTGATGGCTCAGACGATATAACTTTTGCAACAGTAGATACATCTGCAAATACAATAAACTTTACTGATAGTGCTTTAGATGTCGTGTCGGATACTACTCCTCAACTTGGTGGGAATTTAGATGTTAATGGAAATCAAATAGTTTCAGTATCAAATGGTAATATTGTTATTGCACCTAATGGCACAGGAAAAGTAGATATTAATGGAAACTTAGATGTAGATGGTGGCACAATAAAATTAGATGGACCTTTCCCAACAGGCACACAAAATACAGCTTTAGGAAATGATACATTAGCAAGTGGAAGTTTAAGTGGTGGATATAACACAGCAGTAGGAGAAAGTGCTCTTAAAACAAATACATCTGGTGCAGCTAATGCTGCATTTGGTAGAGATGCTTTAGAATTAAACACAACAGGTTGTCAAAATACAGCACTAGGTCAAAACTCAATGTACACCAATACTACAGGAGATTTTAACACAGCTGTTGGTAGAGAAGCTTTATATTCAAACGAAACAGCAGATAATAATACAGCAGTTGGAAATTGTGCTTTAAGAGCTAACACAACAGGTGCAACTAATGTTGCA